GGGAGGCATAATTCCCGTATCTTTAGAAAGAGCCTTATCAGGATCTAGGGTAAGAACAAATGAAGAAAACTGAGAAAGTATTTGCTCATTATCAGAAGAGATATCAATAGAAGCAAAGTGATAATCATTAAATTTCTCAGATTCAACTATAAGAGTGTTGGTTGAAGATGATAGTGAACTACCTAAGAATGAAATATTAGATCTTTGCATTTGAATAACCTACAATGTCTAGTTTATCTTTAATGGACATTTCAAATAAATCTACATATGTTTCAACAGAATAGGGAATCACATGAATTTCTTTAGTCAGAAAATCATAGCAATACACGCTACTTGAAGGGATTTGAGGATCTATGTCGTAATCGCTAATAACTTTATCTAATAGTTTTTTATATTCTAGATCTGTAAAGTTTTGCGCGATATAATAAGAAGGATGAGAGATATCAGCAAGTGCTCTGGAAGAAAAAGCCCAAGAAGAAGTATCAGAAACATTATTAATAATTAGTATACGAGTATCAATATAAGTATATGGTGAAGATATGCCTCTGTTGGAAGCAACTTTTTTAATTATATCAGGAAGATCTCCCATAGAATCAGTGGAAAAATTCTGAGGATTTGTAGTAGCTGATGTAGCTAGTATCTGAGAAAAAGTTCCATAATACTGAAAAGAATCAGTTCTACTAAAATGATATCTATTAATTTGTTTACAATAAGGATGATCTAGATCTTCAATCATAAGATTGCGAACACAAGAATACTCTTCTAGAATATCTAATATTTCCTGAAGGGAAAATGTAGCTAGCATTGTCAAAATATAATGATGAGATTGAGCATTATCACAGTTTTGTAATAAAGGATAATTTACATCTTTTTCTTTTGAAGCAATTATATAATTGATATAAGAAAGCTTAGAACCAAATACTTGTTTCAATTCTTGAACAGAAGGATTAAATAACTTCCTCATAATTGGATACAAGTGTTCATCTTGAGGAAAATAATAATGTATAACAGTATGTATCCTGTACAATAGAGAAGACCATGGATTGGATAAGTCGGCGTTCCAAGCTCCAGCAAAGTACTCATTAATATAAAAAGAGTAAAGCTGAGAAATGCTAAGAGAAGAAAAGGTATTATATTCAGGCATTGAAGAAATGCTGTAAGAATAGCAAATCGAACCGTCTTGATATGTATTAGGAAGATATGTAGCAAAGTATACATCATCCATATTGGTTAAAGATTTATGAGAAAAGTACATGGCACTTTTTTGTGTCTTGGGATTAAAGACAAATATAGTCCAAGGAATCCATACCATTGTATTGGTAAGTTTTCTTTTTGTTCTAGAATGAGCTCCTCCCATTTTATAATCTACATTAGCTTGGAATGGTGGACGCTCAATATAGTAAGTTCCGTAGGAATCAATATATCGAGTAGCTATAGGGTAAGTCTCTGATGAGAGACTAGATTGTAAAGCTTTATTAGCTTCTTCTATAAGAATGCTAGTGTCAAAAGAAGCTCTTGCTTGAATAGATAAATGGATAAGAGGCAAAGAATTTTTGTCAGTTATCCGAGTAATCGGAAGATGCTTCCACTGATCAACGTGGTTGTAAAAATAACGAGAAGTTGACAAGTCTGCATAATCTCCAGAACAATTCTTGGATGTACAAATAATTTCGTTAAATAAAGAATCACAAGCAATTCCTACAGTATAGGATTTAGTATCAGTTGAATCAATAGTTACATATTGTTTTTCGTTGGAAAAATTAGACATAGTGTAATTCCTTAAGAGGAAATGAGGGAAGTAATATAGCTAGACTTTTCGATGTCTTTGCCTGTATCTTGAAGAGTATCTCTCTTAACTTCAGAGAATGAAAAATCAGAAGAAGAATAACTTTCCATATATTCTTTAAAGATAGAAATAGCTTCAACTAAAGAATCGTCATAAGTAAAACTAGAAGGATACTTCAAAGTATTAATTATAACATTTGATGAAGAATTGTTGATTTTAAAAGTATGATTTCCTTGAATAGATAAGTAATAAACTAAATCAAAAGAAGAAATCTGAGATGAATTAATAGGAGTAACATCTTGAGAATAAACTATTTCGGATTCGTACTGATACAATGGGCAACCCGAATTCTGGGTAGAGAAATGACAAGGAACACTCTTGGTTTGAGAGTTTGAAATTAATGGATTTGAACAACTGCAAATATTATTGGGAACATTAGCAAAAGCATAATGCTTAGATATAACAGTAGTGTCACTGTTTTTCTTAGTTAAAAATATGCACACTGCGTCATCGGTGACTTTTTTATTAAAGATGAAAAAAGTTTCTATCGAAAATGACCAAGCTAAATTTCCAGAAGGGGCTTCAACTGAGGAAGCAAAATTAAAAGGAGATAGGCCAACAACTTGAGGTTGAATTCCTAATCTATTATTAACAATCATATATTTAGAATATAATTGAGAAAAGTTTTCTTTAGCTTCAATAAGTTCAACCTTATTAAGGTTGCAATAAGTTTCGCCTGATCCAAAATAATCCCAAACTATTTGACCATCAGGAATAGATTCTAAATGGTTAATATAAATAGTATAAGTAAGAGGCTCATTAGAAGAAGATTCTGATTGAATAAAAACAGGAAATGTAAAAAACAAAGAATCAACTGGTGAATTAGAAGTTGCTGAGTTTATAATATAATGAGTAGACATATGGGAAATCTCCGGTTGTGGTAAAGTGTTATGCTTGTTAGGTAATAAATTACTAAACATAGGCAATAAAGTATCAACGTCAAAAATTAATACCATGTAGATATCTTAGTGTTGTATATTTGAGTTTTTAAGTTTTCATTTTCGACAAAAAGAGTATTGCATTTAGTTTCAAGAAGCTTGATGTAATCAATGTAATACTGATTGTCAGCAGAGACATTAGAAAAATTATCTATAAGTTGATTAAGAACTTTTTGATTATCTAAGTCTGAAGAATGAGAAATGTGATCATAAACTTCTTGAGAAATTGGCTTAAGACAAAGTACTACGCAGCTTCCGTTTGCTTCACGGATATAACCGTTTAACTTAAAGGCATTGTAGATTTTCTTGTATAAGACATTAGGAATATTACTATGAACATTCTTGCGATAAGAAGTTTTAGATCCTATATACAAATGATAAGTTATTAACTCATAAGTGCTGTTTTGAATATCATGAATAAGAGAAGGACTTAAAGAAAATCTTTCTGCGTACTCTTGAATATTATCAACATGCAATTGAACCATAGAATGGTTATGTATAGAAGATGAAATATAATTATTTAGTTCAGACAAATCAGAAAAACGATGAATGATACTCATTTTGATACCTCGATAGAATAGACTTCCATTTTCCCACTTTTAATAAAATCTTGGAAAGAACTGAAAGTAATATATAATGATGTAGCGTCAGGATATATATCTTTAACTAAAGGATATATTTGACTTAAGTAAGAAAAGTTATTTAAAAAATCTTGATTAGAAAGAGTTACGAATAAAACACAAGAACAATCAGATGTCTGTGTCAGATAACTTTTCTGAAGCCAAGTCTGTAAGGGCTGAGGCAACTCCTGGATTCTCATCAGCCAAGAGTCCTTTGGATGCATTCTGCATAACCTCCAACATATTTTTACGTGACTGGCTCAATGCCTCATGGAAAGCTTTGCGAGCTTCATCGGAAGCAAAAGCCATTTGACCGACAAGAGCTTCAGTAAAAACAGCTTGTTCACCATAGCTTACAATGAGTGTAGCAATCTGCTTCTCAATCGCTTCAATAGAACTTTCAAGAACTAAAAGGCGATCTTCCACTTGAGAAGCTAGTCCTCCAATAACGTCTTGAAAAAACTTAGTCATAAACTCAGCGGTGTGCTGATCTAGGTGTTCGTTGTCATCGCTCATATTTCATACCAATCTTGATTGTTAGTGACGTGGGAAATCATAGATAAATCCATAAGATATGCAATAGAGCATATATCTTGGCGTGTTACTTTAATTTGATCAATGGATAAAGGTGATTTCATATCAGGTATGAATGCACCACTATCTGATTTTCGCGCTGCAAAGTGTCCACACTTCCAAACAAAAGCAGTTTCATCTGTAGTTTCGGAAGACTGCCAATAGTGAGCTTTAAAGATTCTAGATACAGGCTTACCTTCTATGATAGCACCGCCATAAGAAACAAAAGCTTCATTGGTGGGAGCGCCCATTCTTTCATTCTGAGGATAGTTTATTGCGGCATTGCCGTTAGCAACGCTTCGCAAATAAGAAGCAAAGTCGACTGAGTCAACAAAAACAGCAGTACTGCTTGTAAGCTTTCCTTCAGAAGAAGTTTTGCCAATATCAATCTTCATCTTAAGAGCTTGATGCCAAGGACGAATGGCTAGAAATCCACTTTGGGTTTTTGATCTAAACCATTTTTTGTATAGATCTTGTTGATAATCTTTATTATCAATATTTTTCAAAGTTTCTTTAGCACCGTCGTTATCTAGGGTAGCAAGAAATTCATCAATATTATCATATGATTCAGACATTATAGTTCCTTATTTCCAAGCAATTGTTGACGTTTGTTTTTTATTAGAAGACTTACCTAGTATCATTCTAGCATCTTCCATCTGTTCTGTCGAAGCCCAATCCCACTGCTCTAGAGCATACTGATACATGGACATAACCATATCATTATGCTTGAGCCAAATAGTGTTTTTGGTTTTAGGAATAAAAGTAAGAATATCTTGAGTGCTAATAGGACGAAGAGAATCGGAAACTACATAGAACTTTGTTTCACGAATAAGGGAAAGAATTTCAGCACCAGTCATATACTTAGATGCTTCTGCTAAGGCATCATAATCATATTGATGATCGGTATCAATTTTATTTAAGTGGATATGAAAAATGTGTTTACGCTCTTCATGAGAAGGAAGTCCAACAAACATAATTTTATCAAAACGATCAGCACGCAGCATTTCTGGACGTAGTGAATCTAGAGAGTTTGCAGCACAGAGTAAGAAAGTTTCTTCAGGAAGCTCTTGAAGACCAGTAAGGAATTCACCATGAACACGATCAGTGGTACCACCATCGACATGGGAAGAACTTGCCCCACCAGAAAGATCACGGCCAAACTCGTCAATCCAAACGCAGAGAGGAGACATAAGTCTGATCTGCTTAAAGACAGAGCGCATGTTAGCTTCTGATTGACCGATGAAGGAATTCATAACTTGACTGATGCCGGTACGAGCCAAGTCCAAACCAAGCTCATTGGCGGTAGCTTGGCAGATAGCTGACTTGCCAGTTCCTGGAACTCCAACCATAAGAAGTCTGCGGATAGGAGTTACTCCATAGGCTTTAGCTTGATCTTTGTCTTGCCAAAGTTTTGCAGTACGGCGGATAATATCTTTAATATTATTTAAGCCACCAATGTCCTCAAAGGAAGTAGTTGGTTTAATAATTTCTAGAATACCATCTTTCTTAATGTTCGCCATCTTCTGATCATAAATAAATTTAGGATTCAGTTGAGAAGTATTGACAATAGATGTCAAACAAAGATCAATGAATTGAGATTCGGTTAGACCAAGTCCTGCATTAACGACATCTTTGACAGTAGCGTTATTGAGAAGGCGATCATGAGCGGATTCATTTATGTGAGTGACAATAGTGGCAAGCTCTTGAGGGCTAGGCATAATGTCTTCATTGATGTTAAAATAAGGAATGTAATCTTCTGGACAATCTTGAGCAGAAACAAAGATAAACTGAAGAGGAAGAAGACTCATATCATCTTGCCAAAAAGCTTGGCGGTATTTTGATTTCAAGTGACTTAGAAATAAGCCATAGTTTTCCAGCGCAGAGTCAGGCTTACCTACAACATTAATAATAAAAGTGGTAGGATTTTTAGGACGGTCAGGATTATTGAGTAAATAATCAAGTGAAACTTGAGGATCAAAAGTAGGAATATACTGATCTTCACCAGTTATTTCAAAAGCTGGATTTTCTACCAATACACTCTTCCAAGTATTGTTGGTATACAAAGAGAATCCAGATATGAAATCAATAGTATAAAAATCTCTAGGAAGAGTAGAAGTAATGATATCTATAATTCTGGAAGAATCAGAATTCTTGATCCAGATATTAGGATAGCCTAATTTAATTTTGTCAAACATAATTTTTTCACCGTCAAACTAACTGTAGGTTTTATAAAAAAATATGGGGGAGGATGCCCCAAAGCACCCTCCCCCGAATAAGGGTTAACTAACCTTTTTCGCCTGCACGGCGATGGAACTCTACGTTCTGGCCTGATTGGATAACCGCGTTCTCGTCGAGCTTATCCTTGCCACAGTAGGCAACTGCGTCAGAGGGAATGCCCCAAATCTTGCTAAACTGTTCACGAACTTCGCGAATAGATTTTCCAGCAATATTGCTGGGTTGGTTGTAAACTCCATAGCGAATATTCGCCATACCAGTTGAACGATTTGGCTGAGCGCCTGATGCGTTATTTGCTTCCATGATATTCTCCTAACTATATTGTGATTGGTTGATTGAGGGCTGATGTAGTTCTATTGTAAGGTTCGGACTTGCCGAGACCAAGATCAAAGAAAATCTCTGTTTCTTCAGGACTTTGATTGGACACGATTGTTTTCTGAACTCGTCCTAGAATATAAGCTGAAACAGCCATATTAGTAGCGAGCAACTGAGTTCCTCCTGATATTTCAGAACGCTCTTGGCAAGATAGCTCGCCAGGATTCTTATCGGGAGGATTATGATATTCTGGATGGAATTCAGCTGGATGAACAGTTACTTCATGGCCATCTCTTTTTTGATAATGATAAATGGAACCAAATAAATCATCATCATTTCCACCGGTAAAGACATCAATGTTATTGAGCTTAGATGCAGCATCAAAAAGAATCTTTCGTGCAGCAAAGTTGTCAACGACAGCAAAGACTACATCATCTTCACGTATAAGTTGAGAAGCTGTAATCTTAGGGCTTTCATCATCGGTAACGCCAGAGTAGTCATCGGCTACTACCCATTTTGGTACAGGTATAATTGTAGTTTTGGGAAACTGGGGAACAAGTTCAGTAGCCTTTACTACGGCTTTATTACCAAGCTTAGTAAAGTCTTGACGTTCCTTATTCTTTTCTTCATAGGTATCACCATCAACGATAATAAGAGCTGATCCAGGAAACTTCCATTCAAGAAGTCTAACTAGACCAGCTGCAAGCCAAGTACCAATGCCACCTGCTCCAACTAATATAAAACGCTTAGGTTGTGAGTTCATGAATTATATGTTTCCTCGTGTGTAGAAAAAGTGTATTCAGTAAATAGATTGCAATCAACTCCGTCAATTGAATCTAAATATTTATCCTTCATACTCGAAAGATCTTTGCTTGATTTAAAGTCCACAATAGCCTTAGCATATTGAGGGCAAGTTGTATCGTAATAATAATTGCACATCTCACAAGCTACATTGGGAGCATAAACAGATTCTTTGCCCATGAAGTGATCAAAATCTAAAGAATCATAAGTAAGAACTTGTTGAGGGCACATGCAATTTTCAGGATTCATACTGCAACAAAGAGTTTCTTTGACGTTGGCACCTATAACTTCTTGACCTATGTCAATCCAACAAGATTCGGAATAAACGTCCATAGTATCAGGAGTAAGTCTGAGTAACATGGGAACATTATTAGTGTCAGCAGTTAGTAGGTAAAGAGAAACATTAGTAAGAATATTTCTATCATTACAATATTGGAACATGTCCCAGACTATTTGGTCTGCTGCGGCGTCTTGCTCAGATAGGGGTATGTCGCAAAAAGTGCAACAATTATTAGCATAGACATCATACTTAGGAATAATGGAAAAACAACCGGGGCAATTGTAAGTTTTGTTTTCATGATTGGGAACTACTTCGCAAACTAGTATGTTGTCGTCGTCTAGATCTAAAACTTCTTTTGTTATATTTTTAATATGAGAAGGATAGTCTATGCAATATTTGTTCCTGTTAGCTGTACCAGCTACCGTAGACGCTTGATTCTGTTGAGTCGTATTTGGGCGTGGGGTTTGATACGGCGCCCCAGTACTGACCGTAACCGAACCCCCCGCTTTGGGGGGGCTGACTTTTTTTACTTTATCAGTCCAAGCTACTACTTCAGGGTCTGGTGCTTTCTCGATGGTGTAATCTTCAAAGACATCTTCGATATCAAGCTTATAGGCTTTGCCAGCCATTTGAAGCTCTGCATAATATTGAGTAGCTCCGTTATTGACTGATTTCTGCCAGCCAAAAGTAATGTGGATTCCATCAAAATCTGCTTGATCAGCATGGTCTGTACCAGAAGCGTAAGCGGACATTCCTGGATGACTGTGAACAGATCCAACAATCATTACGTCATCAGGCTTAACCTGAGCAATGCTGTCAGGATCATAGTTGCAATGAACAGCAGTATTGGTCTGGTCGGGAACAAGAATGCCCCATCCCTCTGGGCCTTCCTTAGTGGTGTCATAGGTGAGCATAACAATGGATTCAGATCCATGTTGAGCATCAACAAGCCTAAAGAATTGATCTAGCTTATCTATAAGAATATTAGGAATAGCAGGCATTGAATATGTAGCTTCTTCCTCAACATCAGCAAATGCTTCAGGGAAAGGAGGAGAGCATACAGTAACTGTTCTTCCAACAAAGTTATTAACAACGCGATAAATCTGAGAGTTTCTCACGAAGGTAGGAGGAGCGACAGCAAGTGAGGCAGGGGTAGACTTACCATAGGTGGTATTAGCAGGGGGAGTTGGTGGCTTAACTTCCTTGGCTTGATTAGCCAAAAGATAATATATATTGAATCCAAAAGATTCGACAATATCACAGATGTCAGCACGATCAGCAATAAAGCATGGCAGGCTGTCTTCCATCCAGATAACTGGAAGGTCGTCAAAAGAAATTTGTTCAGACATTTTTTCTCCTATTATAATAATTTCTAGGTCTTTGATTAATCAAAAGGGTTCTTGGGAATGGTTAGCTAGTGCGATAATACATTTTTGACATGTACTGGGATTGTCAGATAAATCTTCGAAACCAAGAGTAGGAAGCATGAAGGTTTCTATATCTTCGTGATCAGCATACATTCCATCGCCACAGCTTGAGCAATATTTGTATTGTACAAAATGAACTAAGATATCAGGAAATACATATACATCACTGTGATTAAGCCATAAGAGACTATCGTTGTCATGATAGCATCCAGTATTTTTGGCTATTGAAAAATGTTCTTCTAAACAATCTTGACAAACATATGATGAGTTGTAAGTAATGTTTGGAGTTTCGTTTTGTTGAGAATAAGTTTCACTACAGCATTCGCAATACCATGAGTCTTCATCATCTTCAAATGGCTGTTCGTCATCTTGATTAACAGAAAAAACAGGAGCTGCTAAAGAAAGGTTTTCTTTAACTGATAAACTACTGGAGTATGGGTCAATGGATAATTGAGATTTAGAAGATTCATTATAAGACTTGGTAAACCATTGAAAAACTAAATTAGAATCTAAAGAATAATCTGATCTAGCAATACGATTGACAGGTTTAGGTATTAGCTCATCATAGTAATAGCACTTGTAATTACCTATGATAGCATCAGCAAATGTCAGAGGTTGACCGTCAGAGTAATGCATGTCTTGATTATCTTTATCTTTAACTAAAATAGGAATCCAAAGATCAGGATCTAATGTCCATTCAAAATTTTGTTCGTCAGATTTATCTTCCCACATTTGTGGATTAGTTAAGTATTCAGGTTTGGAATGGTCACGATAGAAACGAGGACCATCAGTCTCACTCATGTTGTTATCGTTGTAAGCTTCGGTACCTGAGCATCGATCTAATACTTTAATAAGTTTTTCATTAAATGGATAGTTAGATATATCTTCGTTATGATATAAGCATATCCATCCAACACTGTTTCCCCTGTAACCCTTACAGTTAATGTTAGGAAGATTAACATGATAAAGAGGAATTTCAGAATGAGTAATAGGTGTTAAGCTGTAATAAGTTCTAGCGCCATATATATTGCCATTAAGTAAATCGGCTACAACGATTCGATAAGGCTGAGCAACATAATACTTCTTAGCATCTCGATCTCCCTCAAAAGAACCCCAGTTAATATAGTATTTGCCTGGAGCATACTGATAAGCGATTTGAGTGTGATTGCCAGCTGTTCTAATTGACAATAGTCCAGTGCCATCTACAGGCAATAGGCCTGTATCAAAATAAGCTGACTGAGAAAAGGTAGTATAGAACGATGCAATGTCTTTATCTGTTACGTGGTCTAAGCCAAAAGAATTAACACTAGAGCGAAATACAAGATTGCCTTGATCAGTCGTGAATGCATAGTTAACATTTTTCATATTAATTAAAATCCTATTCGAATATAATAAATTTAATCTTCTAAGTCTTTGAATATATCTTCAATGCTGGCATCGATTTCCTTAGAGAAATCACCAAAGGTAGAAGTAAACCAGTGAGGCTGATTAGCTAAGGTATTGATAACGCCCAGTTTACTTTCTAGTTGGGAATGTATTTCAACTAGTTCTGATAATCGAGCAAGAGCTTTGGATAGCTTTTTAAGATCATTTTTTTTAGCGCCAATCATAAGAATCTGTTTAAGAACAGGATAATTATTTACGTAAAATTTTTCAGATTCCACAATAGTCTCAATGCGTTCAGATAAAGAATCATAATCAGATTGTATATCTTCACGAGCTTTATCTACGAGGGAAAAAGAAAAATTAAAAGTATCCATTGCAATCTTGGATGAAGGCGGAACGCTTTCAGGATAGGTCATTTTTTAATCCTTTAGATTTTTTACGAAGTACAAGAAAATCTTTAACTTCCAATATAGACCACCAAACTGTGGCAGATCCTATCGCCATTTTTGTAAGAACTCTAGCTAGATATTGTTCATCCATAGTTGAGCTAAGGGATCCGGGAGATAAGCCTTGAATATCAAAGTAAGAATCTTCAAGAAAAGAATTAATTTTTAACCGCAACTGCTGTTTTTTCTGTTGACGTTTTATCTCTCTTGTCATTTTTGAAATCTCCAAAATCAGTCGGTGTAATATGAGTGAACAAACTAGAGATAATAATATCTAACTGCTTTTGTGAGTTTTCTTGATGCGAGTTTTTGTTTAATTTTTTATTAAATATTTTCGCAGATAAACCAGCTAGGATAAATGGCAGAATTAACAAGTGCATAAGATAATGTCCTTCTTTGCAGAACGATATTTTTTACCGTCATTACCAATAAAGTTAAATAATATTTCTCCTATAGCTAATGCAATTAAAGCTACAGGTGAAACTATTTTAAATATAAAATTAAGAATAATAAGAAGGAAAGCTGTGATGAAACCAGTAACAGGTCCCATCAATGCAACTTTCATTTTTGACTTATTGGATAAACCTTTAACTTTGGTAAACGCTATAGCTATAAAAGGTAAAGGAATAAAAACAGGAAGAGTAACTTCTGCTCCTAATTTTTTAGCCATAAAGTAATGAGCTAACTCATGGACTAAAAGGACTGCAAGGGCAATGAAAACAAATGGAGTAGGTATAAGGGTGTAATTGATTGCAGCTACAGCAGCAAGACTTGATACTGTCCAAAATAGTTTGGGTATCTTTTTAAAGAATTTATTTTTCATTAGAATACAAACCTATCTGCATACCAAAGGTTGTCTTGAGAGTTTCAAGAAGACCATCTTGAGAAATGGTTGCGAGGATGGAGCCATAAGCTTTATCTGCGTAGTCATTAACTACTGGGTTATTTAAATTAGAAATGTCAATAATGTAAGAGGGATCGATAAGGTCTGGATTAAGATTCATTCCTAAACGAGTACCAAGTTGCTGGTAAATAGCTCTATCAATTGTCAAAGAATGATGACAGATATTAAGAGATGTATGATAGAATATTTTAATGTGCTCGTCAACATTTTCAAACTCTAGTGCTTCAAGAAGATTCTTTATAGAAAAAGATTCTTTGTCTTTATCTGGATTATTTCCTAGAATATTATCCATAAGACTAATGAATAAAAGCCTCTGAATAATTAAAGCTTCTGTTCTATAATAAGTATTTATTAAAGAAAAATCCCCATTAGATAACTTGTCTAGAACCACTGAAACTGATTTGTCGAAAGTAGGAGATTGTATTTTACTAAAGAAACGAGAAGTAGCTCCATGAAGACCTGTAGCTAAACGAATTTTATTCTCGTCTAGAAGTTGTTTGGAAGAAGATTGCAATACGCCTAATAGATCTTTGTGTTGAGAAAGAAAATCGTCAACAGTTGATTTTTGCTTATTGCTAGTGTCTTTAGTTTCTTCTAAATCTGGAGAAGAAACATCTTCTTCAGGATCGTATTCGAATAGGTCGCTATCATTACTGAGGTAAGTCATAGGAGTAGATTTCTTTCATAAAGATTGTCTGCAAATTACTCATTGGCGCCAAAGGTAATCTTTGACTTAATGCTTTGAGTGCACTCCAAAAGTGTGCCAGACAATTGAGCTAGTGAGGATATGATATCTAAAATTTCTTTTAGTTGTTTAGAATCTATATCTTTATTTTTAGATATTGATTGGAGTCTTTTTTGTATTTTCAATATTTGCGAAACATTGTCATTGCACTCAATGACTATTGAGGTGATATTATTAATGGAAGAATTTATAGCAGAATATTCTTCATCAAAGTATTGAAGTGGATCCATAGTACCCCCGCGGAGAGTTGAACTCCGTTAAACACTTTATAAGAGTGTTGTCTTAACCGGTAGACGACAGGGGCTAGAAGAGTTTAGATTTCTTCTAGCCCACGTATTCGATTTAATGTAATAGATTGAACATCAGAGACTTCAATGCCCATAGTGGAACGATTTGATTCTGATGTATGAAAGTGTAAACGATAAAAAGGAGCACTATTTTCAGGCCACTCTGGATTATCTTCGGGTATGTAATCAAGTTTGGCAAAAAAATAAGTTAATCCCTTTTTATCGATAAGGGAACCAGAACGATGACTGTCAATAATTACAGGGTCGTTATCGGGTAAGTTAACAATCATTATTATTCCTCGGGAAGAAAAGATCTAATTGCGATCTGTTGAGACTTATAAGTTTGACTAGGACAAATCTCTAGTATAGCAGCATTTACAATAGCAAAGTGCATACGAGCATCGTCGTTATCAATAGCGCCTTCATGGATTCTACTGATAACATCATCAGGTTGCATGCCATCTATCAATAGATCACACCATTGCTCACCGAATTCCATAATAACTTGATCAGAAACTGGTGGAGTTCCCTGATAAAAGAACTCAACAGTTTGAATATAAGTATCATTTACTGTTGTGGAAAATGATGGAATAATTTGTGGATCAGTAATGACTACAGTGACATTAGTAGGGCGCATAGGTTTAAGAGTAGTAGTTGTATCGGTTTGAACAACAGCGCAACTAGTTAAAAGTATAATAGCTGCTATAAGAAAAAATAAAACAGCAACGGCATAAAGAATTTTATTTAAAATAGAATCAATCTTGTTCATTATAGACTTCCTTAGCTAAGTGATTTTTCATTTTGTGAATGGCGAGAACGATGGTATCAACAATAGCACCTTCGGGATTGACATCGACTTCTTCAATAGGTTTGCCCATAATCTGATATGAATTTAAAATATTTTCACCACTGACATAAGTGAAAGAACGAACTCGCATTCTCTCAGGATGTTTAGATGGACGAGTGTAGTCTTCATTTTCATTGTAAGGAGCTGCCCATCCATGGACTACAAACATAGCTGCACCATGGTAGCCGTGGACGGCAAGAGTTGGAATCAAATCATATGGATCCTCGTAAGATTCTTCAATAGTATTCCACTGAGAAGAATCCTCATCCCAGAACCAAACGGAAGCAGGACTATCCCATCCATTTGTTTTGGTATATTCGGAGGAAAAAGAATTAAAGACGTCTAATAATGGATTCATGTAATTTCTCCTAAAATATTAAATAGAAAATAGCAACAAACAAAGACCAGGAACCAATAATTAAAAGTGTCCATACAAACAATGCGTCAAATTTACGAAGAAATTTAATAAAGCGTTCAATAAAAAGAAATAGCACAAAAAAGCCTATAACGATTCCAGCAATTGCAGTAAACAACAATGCTCGTATGGTTAATAAAATATCAAATTTACGAAAAAAATTAACATATCGATTATTTAATAAGCGTTGTTTAAGTGGAAGTCCAGGTGGAAGTTGATTCATATAACCATATGGCATAATTATCCCCTAGGGTGTTGAGATTTAATGTCTGTAGTTAAAAAAGTTTTTAAAGAATCAAGATCTTTTTCTATGAGATTAATAGTTTCATCATTGACTGGCATTAAGTTAGAATCACTATTGTGGAACAAGCATTTCTCAGCATCAATCATTGCATCAACTAAAGTATTGATTTGAATGTTGATTCCAGTTACGGTTTGTTTCTGTTGTTCTTCATAGGACAAGATATCGTAAGTGTCTCTAGTGGTCATAGTTTGCCTTTTGTTTTAGACTTAAGTTGATAAGGAATATTATAAAATTTTAAATCAATTATAGTTTTTAATTTACAAATAAGTCTGACATAAAAAGAGTTCACATTTAACATTATACACGATTTTTCGTTCCCCCAATGGTTTGGGGATATTAGCTACTACTAGAGCCGGATCTCAGGATTGAACTGAGGACCTACGCATTACAAGTGCGTTGCTCTACCACTGAGCTAACCCGGCGTTAAGCCATTGGATTGTATTGTCTGCAGGTTTTTACTTCTTATAACACTCACCACAAATGGAATCTGATTATAAAAAATAATTACTTTACGACAAGCACCCAATGGCTTCAAGGATGGACTACTTAGTGTATGGCGTATCTTTAGTGTCGTCTTTATTGTCCTGAGGCTTAGACTCAGTCGGCTTTGGAGGGTTAGGTTTAGTAACTTCTACATTGCCTTTAAAGATTTTTCTAAATTTTGCGAGTGACATTTTCGTCTCCTTGAAAGGTGGGCATTAACATGATACGAATGATGTTTGTCCGTAATTGATGTAACCATTCTTATTTTTAGGGTTTCACATTAATGCCCAGTGGGGCGTGAGGGACTTGAACCCCCGACCCAGGCATTATGAGTGCCTTGCTCTAACCAACTGAGCTAACGCCCCAGTGTCGTCTCTCCGACTGTCACGTCCTAGTAGGGCCACTTCACTTGACGTTCGTTACTGCATGGAGGTCTGTTGCAAACCTACCCCTGCCCTAATCTTTTACATTGAGAGAATCCAAAGTATTGTTAAAATGCTGAGATTCTTCATTGAATATATCAATGTCAGATAATATATGCTTTTTTAAATGCACAGGTAACTTATCAAGGGCAGTGCTGATCTTCTGCAGGATTTGCTGAAGTTCAGTAACTACGTTTATTTCTTCTTGAGTAAGATTAGAATTGGATGACATTGGACTCCACATGGATTGGTTTGGATTTCATATCTCTGTATAGAATTAATCCTAAAAATTATTATTAAATTTTATAGTTATAAATAACTTGGAGTAGTCGAGTCTTGGTCAAGCATAATATGTAATCTAATATCAAGTAATAGATCAGTCATTTCTGCGGTAGAGACAATTGCTCTACCTGAAATTTCATTAAGAGCTTTATCAACTAAATCAGTAATCTGATTAATAGTTTCTTTATTCATTGTCATACCAATCAGTAGCTAGTTCAATTGCGGGAAGGTATTCGTCCCAGCAACCATCGTCGCCAGTTTGAATACCATAGGGTACAGAGTTATCTTCACACAGATAGAGAAAAGCTTTTTCAATAAGAACTAATCGTTCGTCTTCTGATAAATCATCAAATTGTTTTTTATTCATCGGGCATACAAATTATGTGAAAGAATTGCATTTTTGTATTGTAAAGATTCTGATAAAAGAATTTCAGGTAAATTTTCTTGTTCTTTACCAGCGACTGTAGCAAAAAGCCAACGAAGAGTATCAATAGAATCAGCCGTGTAGGGGTCGCTTACTCTGCTTGAATGTAAGTATGTTTTAACGTAGTGCCGAAAATCTGAAAGACGAAGAGTTTGCATATTTGCAAGAGTATTAATCATTAGCTGACCAAATGCAACAATATAATTTGCAAGATGGGGATGCTCATCTAGATAAGCATTTAGATCAAAAGCAGGGATATCCTTTTGATCTTGAGAGTCAGAAGAATAATCTTCGTTAACGATTAAGGTTAAATTTGGATTATCATTATCGTTCATAGTACCTCGTTGTTGTTGTTGTTTTAAAAAGCGGATGACCTGGGGTTGAAAGGGGGAAATGCCCCAAGCCATCCTGGTGCCCAAGATGGGACTTGAACCCATACTCCTTTGGTAAAGAAGGGGGGTTTAAGCCCCCCGCGTCTGCCTATTCCGCCACCTGGGCCTGATGTTGTTCATTATCTTCTTGATCATTCATTATAGCTGAGGGATCAGTAAGTAGTGTATAGATTCCGGTGTACCAATCAATAATTTTTGAAAGATGTTCAGAATTAAATTCTGCTGGAGAATCATTCATGTATACGTTAGGAAAGTTGATAGATCCTTCGGATACAAGAGTTTTGGTAAACTTTAAAATACTTACAGTATCTTCGATATTTGTAATATGTTCTGGTTCTGAACCAATGACTATTGCTAATGACATAATTTTAACCTTCTATTTTGTTGTTGTTTTGTATCACCCCTTACGTCTTTGTATATTCTATTATAAATAATATTTATTATATAATTTCAAATAACAGTGTTAAGAGTTAGATTTAAAAGAATCTATTCTTAATACCTGTTCAACTATTTCGTAAGGGACAGAATGATCGTCTTCATCAGTAAAGTGAAGACTGTAGTTATAAGAGCCAAAAATAAGAACGTCTCCATATATTGCATCGGTAGTGACAATTCCGAGGGAAGTCAAATAACTAGCACGAAGCAATGTGGAGGCGGTATAATTAAATTTTTTTATCTTAGTCTGTTGAAGAGAACTAAAATAAATATGATAATAAGGATTAGGATTAAGTATCCTAACTTGCTTATCTTGAAATACTAATTGAATAATATTATCAGGAGTATCAGTAATTGCATATGGCTCATAGCTATTATCACATGATATGTATAAAGCTTTAACTAAGGGGTTATGAGTAGGTAACGCTTTGTAGTACTCTGGAGTTATTTTAGGATGAACTGAAGAGTACTTAGCGGAACTGTAGGTAATTGACATAGTATAAATAGTATATCAAATTACCACTTAGAACGAGTGGTTTTTATTCTTTTATCTAACCAAGATGGCCTAGGATTAGATTCATAATATTTGCCGATGATCTGACTAGCGGTTCCCTTAGTCATATCGGATGTAACAGGTACACCAATACGCTTTAGAAGTTTTCTTTGGGCGTCAGTTGGTCCATCTGCGCGCCAGGCAGCGTCTGATTCAATAAGATTAGTATCAAACTTAGCCATGATCCACTTGTCACTACGGACAAATGCATCACGCATATCTTCAGGATGGCCTAAAAGTTTTACTTGAAGTCCATCCAGGGTGCGTTGACGATGCTCGGCAACCCACCGACCAAGTGTATCTGTATAAATTCTGAATGAATTATAATTATCTACACCAAGATGGAAGTCGTTTTCAGCAACTTCTGCCCACACAAATCTAGAATATTGTTGAACAAATTCATTTGGTGGGGGTGGCATAAAGAGATTAATTCTCTTGTAAGCTATTTCTATATCATTAGGATCTAGTACACGAACGGCTTCGCCTGGACAATAGTCTTCGAGCTCCTTGTATTTTTTAGCTACCTCGATTAGATCTTGTCCCTGTAAATCGAATTCGGGAGGAAGACCTAGAAGAGAAGGAAGGCCAATAGGCTTCTTTCCTTTTGTGGTATCTGCAAAGTCTAGAATAGTACAATGCGGTTTCCCTTCGTGAAGCCTAGTACCTCGACCAACGATCTGCGTATAGAGCAGAGTAGATCTAGTCGGTCTTGCTAGAATAATAGTTTCTACGGTTGGTTCGTCGAACCCTTCCGTAAGTACGCCAACATTGATGAGAACTCGCGTTTCACCGCTGCGGAAACGCGCCAGAATATCTCTACGAGCATCTGAGTCAGTAGCACCTAAGATAACCTCCGTGTTTATTTGCGAGGACGCAAAGGATGTGGCCAAGTTGTTCGCGTGCTTGACGCCCGCGCAGAATACAATTGCTTTGGATTCTGGAACCAGACTATTATAAGCAGCAACAATGTGAGCATTACGCTCAGGGGTATCAATAGCATCTTCCAGCTGAGATGCAACGTAATCGCCTTCATTTGTTGCAACTCCAGATATGTCTGTATTTGTCTTGATTCGATAACCGACTAAAGAACATAAGTAACCATCCTCGATAAGATCTTGTATTGTTTTATAATATACTATCTCATCAAAGACATCTGTCAAACGAGTATTGTCAGACCTTTGAGGAGTAGCTGTTACACCTAAAACAAATGGTGCATTAAAGTAATCTAGAATGCGCCGGTATGTAGGCGCAGCAGCATGGTGGGCTTCATCAATAACTATAGATTTAAAATAATCTTTGGGATATTTTAGAATACGTTCTGATTCAGCTCGTCCCAAAGTTGGGACTGAAGCAACGACAACATCGCAGTATCCTGCTACGTTATCTGCTTGCTCTATTTGAATATCAAGCTCAGGATTAGACCAGCTAATCTTTTCTTTAGCTTGATAAAGTAGTTCTGCACGGTGTGCTAAAACAAGCATGGGAAGGCTGTTTTGTTTGAACTGAGGAAGATGAGAAAATATAACAGTTTTACCTGAACCTGTAGGGAGGACTACAAGTTGTTTATTAATTCCTTTTTCAGAAAAATCATTAATTGCCTGTAATGCTTCTCGTTGATAAGGCCTTAAAGATATCATGTAGCCCTCCTTTATAAAGTATCATACGTATTCTATACTAATTTCAGGATGTTCGCAAGACATAAGTCTTTCTAGTTTATCTTCAAATTGAGAATCTGAAGATATAGTAGCTTTTATGTAATGGCTTTTTTTATATTTGATAGAACCGCATTGAACGATAGCGGTATAATCTTGTTTAGTTTTATTTATCATGAGTTACTCGCAGTAAAATAAGAAACATTGAGACCAGGGAATGCATGAATGCCAGCACCAGTGATTCCAAGGAAGGATAATAATTCTTGAACAGTATACAAGGGATTCTCTAAATGTGTAAACATGTAAAACATGTTAATCATTTCTTTCGAGATACCTTCAAATTCCTGATTAGCTACGTTAACAGAACTGAATTTCTCATATAGCCAGGTTACATTATTAGCAGAGACAGTATAAGGCATATTGATCATATGAGCACTATCTTCTTCGAGAAGAAAAATATTTATACAGTCTGATGTTTTGTTTTGGTCCTCATCATAAAGTTCAGATGAAAGTGAAACAATAGCATAAGTACAGTTAAGAGCTGAATATAAGTACAGTGCTTCAGCAATTCTAGCTAATGTGTCTGAGAACTCAACCTGTGGAACAGGGACAACGGCACATTGTCTTTTGTCAGGGTAACCAAAAAATGTAATCATGGGACGATATGGAGAATCGTGAGAAACATTTTCTTCCAATGTAGATCGAAGAACAAGAAGTTCTTCATCAATGATTGGGCATATATCTTTGATATCTTGCAGTATATAAGTCATAGTGTTACTTTGTTAAAACATTAATAGCTGAGAATAAGGCATATGTTCCATAAAGATATAGAAATAATGCACTAGCAAAGATGATTGATGATGAAGCAGTTAACATAATGATTGAGAATAGAACTGTTTCTACGCCCCAATAGCTAAGCATTGCTGTAGCTCTAGTCTGGGGCTTACGAAAGAATCTTACAATTTTGCCCGTTAGCTTTCCAATTTTATTAATAATAGTTTCACTTCGTGGAACTTCAGTGACTATATTAAAAATATAGGAAGAGCGCATTGGCAAGAAAGATTCGACATTGATAAGATCAATAGTGTTGGTCATAAGACTTCCTGTTGTTTTGATATAATAATTTCATTTTCGGGTAGCCATCCAAGCCAATTTGTTTTAAGGCTTTTTAATAGAATGGATCCCGGTCGATTTGAATTTTCAATAAACTCAAAATCAGGACCATTGTCATTAATTCTGTTACGAGTACGAAGACTAGCTGTTTGGCCATTCTTCTTGATCGTTATAATTTTCATTTATAATTTCCTCAAATTTATTAAGCTGGTCTTTTTTATCATTGAGCATGTTAGAAATTTCTTGATGAAGTTCTTGAAGATCCTGAGTAAGATCTTCTGGAATATCATAATCAGCTTCTAATTCTGAAGTAGCTTGAAGAAATTCTTCTTTAGACATTTCAGATAGTGTGATGTATTCATCAATCCAGAGACCAATAGATATTGCTTCACTAAGTTCTTCATCAGACATTCCAGTTTGCTGTTGGATATACTGGTAAGATCTAATGAATGGTTTTTTATTTTGAAGGTCTTGAAGATCTGTTAGATCGCAGGCTTTCAAAAGATCTATTAGAATAGCTTGCTTTCTACGATAGAGATATAGAAATTTAAAAGCGTTCATCTTATCATGATCAAAGTTAGTAGGTATATAATTTTCAAAGTTCATTTAATATCCTGCTACTTTATAATCTAGTTGTTCTTCCGTAAGAGTTCCATTGGCGCGATGTTCCATAAATTGATTATATTCATCACGACTATTTTTGGAAATCTGCCAGACATTAAAACTCCAACGATCTGGATGAGCGTTTTCGACCCAATGAGGGTTCTTAGTGTTAAACATAAATACCTCTCCTCCGGTTAAATCATAACGTCCTGCAGGGACTGATTCGAGAACGCCGGGTTGCCAAAAGTATTGGTCATTAGAACGCTCGTAGTACCAGCTTACTTTACCAAGATTGATAGACATTCCTCGGTAATCGCCGTAACGCGCATCGCGATGACGCCTAATGTTGCCACCTTTGGTAACAAGCACAGCTTCAGGAGTGAATCCTTCGGGTGCAATAGAACGAACGAAGTTCATAATTCGCTCGTCTTCATAGCCCACGTGCCAAGGAGTAGTGGCTGTAAGGGGGGGTGCAGTCTGGATCCAGAGCTGACGACGACCCTTAGCTGCGCCTAAAGGATTAATGATCATTTCAGGATAAATTGATTCATTAAGATAATCAATAATAACTTGTTGGGTTTGCGGGGGAATAGTTCTAATATATTCTTCCATAGGATGTCCTCTCTTAATTTTTAATATTGTGTTTTTGCATGAACTATAAAAAAAATAATAACCCAGGAATAATGGAAAAGCTCCATCACTACTGAGTTATTATAATTTATAAGTCTCTCGTGTTACAAGTCTCTTCAGCAGAAGTTGATCGCATTGATTCATTCGGCGCACGTGTTACTAATGCAACTTCAATGATTCATTCGCCTCATGTGTTACTAATCGATTAAGGTGATTCATTCATGGCATCTGTTACTAATATTCATTTCTGATTCATTCATTCACGGTGTTACTAATCGTGCAACGTGATTCATTCATTGAATATGTTACTAATTTTCTCTTAGTGATTCATTCTGGCATCTTGTTACTAATCGAAATAAGTGATTCATTCATAAAGTGTGATATTTATTTTTGGGTTTGATTCATTCGCGAGCGTTGTTGCTAATCGTTTCATATGATTCATTCTTTGTCGATGGTACTAATCAGCGGTCGTGATTCATTCAGATGACCTGTTACTAATCATGTAATTTAATTCATTTCCTGTGAGTGTTACAAGTCATTGAGTATGATTCATTCGGTTGACGTGTTACTAATTCAGTCTTGTGATTCATTCGACCTATCTGTTACTAATCAGTGATATTGATTCATTGAGGACAAATGTTACTAATCTCGTGTTCTGATTCACTCATTCATATTGTTACTAATCGGCATGCTTGATTCATTCGATCTACCTGTTACTAATCCTTGACGTTGATTCATTCTAGAATATTGTTACTATTCCTCGACGATGATTCATTAGATTAATTTGTTACTAATTATTGAATGTGATTCATTCGACAGGCATGACACTAATCATCTATTATGATTCATTCTTCATAATTGTTACTAATTGCTACGTTTGATTCATTCAGGCGTCTTGTTACTAATCCGATTTTTTGATTCATTCTGGCCTCGTGTTACTAATCGTGGGAAATGATTCATTCTCTCTGAATTGTTACTAATTAGCCTCTATGATTCATTTATCAACTTTGTTACTAATCGTAACGTTTGATTCATTCAACACACTTGTTACTAATTGGAAATCTTGATTCATTCATTCACGGTGTTACTAATCGTGCAACGTGATTCATTCTTTTGTATTGTTACTAATCGTCCAAAATGATTCATTCCTCAGCCATGTTACTAATCTAGTCGATTGATTTAAATTTTATTATAAAAAATTTGTATACCGGAGTATACCCAAATTTCTGGATATACCCCGGCAACAAACACTAGTCATGCAAATGGATTGTTAGGAATAGCAATCTCATGTACGTGTCCACCATGTTCAATGATGTACGGGCGAGGCGCAGGTGTGCCATGATGAGCCTGATAAGCCACTGCGTGATAGTGGCTCAGGAAGATCTTGGCAGCAAAGCGTCGTGCTTGTGCATCAATCTGTGCAGGAGGAAGCTTGCCTGATTCGAGACAGGTACGAGTAGGATTATTGCCCCACTTCTTAGTGGTAAGAATCTGCTTAGCAAATTCTGCATAATCTCCAGCTTCGTTCTTTTCGATGCGGCGAGCCTTATCCTGCTTGTAGAGATGACCGTAGAAGCACTGATCCTTATTGGAGAACTTCATGAAGCTCTGACCAATCTTCCAAGTGAGAGTCTTCAACTGTGCGTTGAACGGGCGCTTCTGGCCCTTCTCCCACTTAATGGTCGGATCAATACCGGCGTAACGCCAGATTGCTCCAGCAGTCGGTGCCTTCTCGATGTCAATATGAGCAACGAGTCCAGCAGTAATAACTGGTCCAATGCCATACTGGCTCTTAGCCCAGTTGCCAACTACGAACTGATCACCAAAGTGATCAAGCGGAGAGACAAGTGACTTCTCTAGCATCTCAATAACAGTTGCATAATAGCTGAGCAGTTCATGAGGACTACCAGCTTTAGTCAAGTCACGGACTTGGTTATTATAACCAAGGCGTGCTTTCTGCAAGTCATAATAAAGCGAGACAAGTTCGCGTGCGGAGCGTCGATCAAGATCAACTTCCATCTTGCGAACATCCTTATTGAGGACTCGCTGATTGAATTGAAAGAAATCGAATGCTTGACGAACAACATCACTAGGATGGGTATCGTCTTCGAGAATTTCGTTATAATTTTCTTCTTCAAATTGCATTTCTGTAGACATTTTATTTTCCCTTTTCTGTAATTAATATTAAAAAGTTTATTGGTTAGATAATATGTAGAATGTGAGAGGTCGGATAGGGCCGACCCCTCACAAATTTATATGGATCAGTACAGAGACTGAGTAAGTTTTCTCGGAGCAGGTTTTGCACTAACGAAGATGATCGGAGAGTCCTCTGCGTGCGCTGCTTGGAAAGCAAGCGGATCAGTATACTCTACGTCTTCGCCAGAAGAATCCTGCCAGATCCAACTAGTGACACGTTCATTAACAATACGTAAACGATTATTGTTCAATTCACGTTTGACAGATGCGGCTAATCCATAATATTGAAGAGCTTCTTCAAGATACGGAAATACGAATCTGTTCATTACGATTTGATCAGTAATCTTTCCAGATGAGGTGGGATTCTTAATTGATTCGGAATAGAGAGCAATAACAAAATCATATGAATCAAGAATGCGTTCATATGAAGTAATTTTGTCTGCAATTCCTAGATATAAGTTTTCCCAAGAGTTACGCTGGATAGCTCCAGAACTCTTTGTTACTTCAGTGGAGTTGGTATTGTATAGGTCCATGCGGAATTGACGCAGAACTGGATAAGCTTGATGACGTAAACGAGCACCAAGTTGGTGAACGATATCGTCAGGTCGAGCATTCTGCTGTGACCATTGACGAATGCTGTTTACATAACGATTAAAGTAGTCATTACATAATGTATATAATTGACTAATTTTACCATCGTAAAGTTCAACAGTTTCGCCACGCTTAAGAAAGCGTTTCATTCCGCGGGAATACCAGAAGTCTTGATCAATGGGTTTGCCTGAACTAATAACTTCACGCATCATTAATCTAGATTCTTCATCGATAGCCATAACATCAGCTGTGTCATCAGGGTTGATGCACTTGTCAATTGCGGTTTCCAATGTACATAGTTGTTCTGGACGGTGCTTAGAAATCACCATACTATGAGCCATTGCTGCATTAACAAATCCACCAACGTTTCCACCTGCCATAGCAATCTTGATATCACGAATGACATCAGCTTGAGTGTATGGACCGGAACGCTTAGGCTTAGGAAGAGAGTCGGAAGGCAATCCTTTATGGATTACTTTTCCTGTAGCAATTACTTCGCTTAATCGCTTAGGCCATGATCTGCCATTTACTTCGGGAAACATAACTGGAGCGCCATCTGCCATATGCCATGTTGGAGCCCAAGAGCCTTCAACATAGCGGAAGACGGAATACTCGCCATAGCCATTTGGGGAACGGGCGACGATAACTACTTTTTCGGTGTCGTATTCTCCACCTTGCATTGTTCGATAGAACAATTTAAAGAAGTCGTCCTCATCCATTCCACCATGGCTTTCATACATTTCTAGCCAGTCAATATCATTGACTACGTGGCAACCAAGTTGATTGCTACGAACAATAGTTCCTTCTTCAATGAGCAGGTCATGTCCGGCCATGCGAGCAAGGCTTTCTGGAATGATCTGTTCATAGACTGAACATGGAACTATAATTGCTTTCTGTAAAGGCTTAGCGTGGCTAGTAGAGATTGTCTCAAAGAGCCAAGGAGATTGAGTGACACTAAATCCTGCTGCAGTCCAGCGATAGCCCACATATGCCATGCGTGCTCTTGCTTCATTGTCTTCAGCAGTATCTGTTTCTCTCCATAGTCTTTGATAGATATACTTCCAGTTGGTAAGAAGATTTCCAGATGTTGCCATCTCGAACATCTTCTTGTACTCTTCGCGGAGCCACATTTCCATGTCGCTCTTACGAAATAGTTTAGGAAGATTGATGACAGTCTGGTCATCGGTGATGACTCTAGACTTAGGTCCTTGGGGTTCTGCTTGAAAGCGAAATCCATTAGGATATGTAATCTCCTGCTTGATATTAGTAGAAGATGTGATAACGTCAATACCTTCTGGCAGGTCTGCTACGAATGCATTGCCCTTAAGGAACCCATCTTTGTAGATAATGCGGGCATTAACTACGGTAGAATTGAGAAGTTCTTGAACCATGTTCTGATAAAGGCGAGGATCATAATAATAATCATGATCTTCTAAGGAATTATCAGGGACATGGAAGGGAATATTTTTGACAGATTCCTGAATAAGTCGACGACTGATGACGAAACCGCCATCAAGAAGTCTTTCGATTACTTCAGGGTTACGATATTCTGAGGATACTCCCCAGTCATCATTGGGATCAATGAAGTTAAATCGAGAATAATCAGTAGGATTGACAATCTTAATATTAAGATGATCAAAGTGAGCGTTCAACAAAGTTGGACGATGAAATGACTTGAGTCTCTTATTGGTCTTAGGGCCTGAATGAACTTCATAGCCCATGGAATTAATTGAACTCATCCATCCTGGAGAATTTTCAATGACAACAAAAACAATTTTGTCTTTGTCAACAAGAGCATACTGGACGCTCGGGTCATTAATCATTTCACAAACTTTTTGGAACTGTAATTCAGTATTGGGAACGGGAATGGTATAAACTTTATACCCCCCGAATCCAATGTTGTCTATAGATTGACGCAGGGTGCCAGCGTCATAGAAGCCGAATTGGTAACGTTCGCCACCACGCAGAGGTCCATTGACATCTGCTTGTAAGCGGACTTTTGGTGTATAGATTTCTTCCATAAGGCCTCCTTAAGGCAATTATCTACTTTTTTGTATGGACAATAGATTTAGTTTTGTTGAATACGTAATTTGAAATCACGATACTTATCTCGAGCAATTCGACTTCCCCAAAGTGGGAAAGTAATTACTCTAAGAATTTTATAAATAATTTTGATAGTGTCAGAGACGACTACCTTAGTTTTGTCTGAGAAATACTTCAGTTGATTACCTCCACGAGTCTGAGCTTGTGGGGAATCATATGCCCATTCAAGAAAGGCATAACCTGGAATAACAAGTACGGTAGAAATGATTGCAGCAGCCATGGTGATAAGACCAGCTGCACCAAACATAATACCTAAGACAAATGAAAGAGCAATTGAGATTGTAAGGTTAATAGCTTTGTTGCGTTTAGCTGCTTTTCTCCAAACTGGAAATTTGGAAGCAAAGGTAAGCTCAACTACAGCAGAAGCAAAGGCTAAGATCATAACGAAAGCAAACATAATATTGTAGAACCCTTCTAGTTTTTTTTTGTATGAATAACGAAAAGGGGAGCAGTCCCTTTCGGAACTAGCTCCCCTCTTTGTTGGGTATAATTATTTGTTAAAAATTTTACTTACATCTAGTTGCCCATGGTCTCCATCCACAACGATTACGTTCCTGACTATATTGCCACATAGACCACCCTGCACGCAGGTTAGTTAGTGGATCAAATAGATCGTCACATGTGTTGAGAATGGATTTGGCTTGCAGCCAACCAGTAGGATTATATTTGTTCTTTTTGCACCAGTATCCATTGATTTGGATAAGGCCACGACTACCGCTATTAGGGTCTGATTTATTAAAGGATAATGTATTGCAGCGAGATTCACGATACATGACATAACTCAGTGTAGACCACTGAGATTCTGGCCATCCTGCTTGAATAGCAAGATCGTGGTATTCGCCACATCTTCCATAAATAAATCTACCTAATTCCGTCCAGTTAACTTGAGAGTAGTCAACTGGAGGATTGGTAGTTTGTGGAGAGTAGGCAATAGAGGGTTGAGTGTTGACACTTAAAAGGCCAACAGATAACATTATTGCCGTAATAAAAATAACTAATCTGTTATTAGTCATGATTATTGTCCAAACGTTGAACCTGAGAATCTCCATGGCTTCCAGCCTGAAGTTTCCCATAAACGGAAAGCGAATGTAAGATTCTTTTCCGGGTTAAACATATCCTCTGGATGAGACCAACCCATGTCAGATAACCACTTAGTGTGGATCTGATTTATCTGGGTAAGGCCTCCATCTGCACCATTCCATGCGTCAGCCTGACATCTGCTCTCACGATAGATGACTTGCTGAAGATGTTTCCATTCTTCTTCAGGCCAGCCAACTGAAATAGCAAGGTCGTGCCATTCGCCACACTTGCCATGTTGTTCTCTTGCGAGAGCAACCCAATCAACGCCAGATAAATCGGGCATTGTTGTTGTTGTTGTTGTTGTTGTTGTTGTTGGTGCTGAAGTAGTTTCAGGAACAGATACTGTTGTAACAACTAGATAACCAGTTGTAGTGTCAGTTACTGTTATTGGTGGTTGACTACTTTGTACTTTATTGCCACAAGATGTCAACAGAGTAATAAGTAGTATGGTTAGGACACTTAAGAAAGCGACAAGAGTAATCTTATCGTTTCTTAATTGCTTGACTATGTTAATGAACCTAAATTGCATTGGTTCGCTCCTTTCGGTAAGCACTCCTCGGAACTTCCAAGTAGTGTATATCGCAGGTTGCGAAACAAGGACTACATGCCTAAATATGGCAGCGGTAAGTTTTTCCTCATTTCACAAGTTGCCTTGTTACGTGTGGGAATTAGTATCCCGTGCCCGTTGGGGGCATGTACTTAGTATAGCATATTTGGTGGTGTAACAATAGTTTACTCAGTGGTTTTCTCCTTGTTAGGATCCACTGCATTCTGCTCCCGAAGAGCACGAACTTCGTTCGTTAAGTCTTCGAGCCTGTTAGAGATTAATAATATAGATTTAAGAAGATTAGTGAAATCCTGCTTAAAACCATTTGTCATAAAATAATCTGACATGTTAACCTCCGTAAGAATGGATCGGTTTCAATGAGTGGCATAAGGGTTCCGCCCGCTTATGCACAGCCACTCCTGCTTACCGTCTTATTTAGACGATAAGACATATAGTACCGTTTTTATTGACTAAGTGCCAATTTTAACGAACATTTATATCTTCAGTAGTGTCGGTGGACACAGCTGAAGAAAGTATCAAATATGTACCATGTTTAATTTTTCTAAATCTATTAGGATTATTTTTAATAAATGTTAGAAGAGTAGGGAGGGTACAACTGGTCGCTAAAGATAGCGACTTAGTCGTAACTGTTCCTCCTACTATGGTATCAATATATGCCTGTATGTTGTGTTGCTTTGTCATGATTACCTCATTTTTTCATATATAAAGTTATATATTTTATGAACATAAAAAAAGAATAAACGTAATAATAGTGGAATAACGCAACAAGTTGATTACAAACCTATATAATATTATGTATGTAAATGGTTCAACATGTATAAATTTGTATGTACAACATTTTTAAGATTTTTTCAAAGGGTTGCCATGGGCAATGCAGAGCATTTGAAATAATTCAATGGTTGATAATTGAGCTGCATTTATGGATGATAATACATTATAGAATTGGTTTCTAAAATTGTCTGAGTGTTCTTCTTGACTTGAAAAGTCTAAGAGGTGAACAGTGTCAGTTAAGGTTTTAGAAAATTCCATTAATTTGTTGACAGCTTTATAGATGTCAGCTTCGGATTCCATAAGGGTTAAATCATTCATAATTTTCCTTGAAGTTTATAATTATTTATGGACTGAATAATGCTAATTAGTTCCCGCTTGGAGACCAAAGCAGTGCAGTTAAAAGGAGGCTAAACTTTCACTGCGAGCTTTATATGGGGGGCAAGTAAAGCTCACGGGAAACTAACTAACTCTTTTGATACTAATCCTAAGACTAGCATACGATTGATAATAGGGTTATTTAGTTGTGATGAAATTTGAATATTTCATATTTTTTGTTATACAATAGCCTGGTCATATGCCTGGGCTAGATTGTTAACGGGATTGACGCAATCATGAGATACAATGAGTACATCATGATTAGCTTGTTCTGGAGGGCATTCCATACATTCCGAGGGAATGATGTTGTGCTGTGGGATTTCCAAGTATAGTGCTAGGGCACAGTCGTAAATTGGATGATCGTTAGGCAAGTTAAACTTGTCTACCTCTTGCATCCATTTGCGGATGTCTCCTAGTCTTACTTGTTTGCCGTTTTCAACGGCTATGTCTAAGTGTATGATTGTCATGGCGCTCCCGGCACGATTCGAACGTACGACCGATGGATTAGAAGTCCATTGCTCTATCCAGCTGAGCTACGGAAGCAATAGACTACAGTATATCAGATAGGGTTGATAACCTCAAGGTCATCAGGATGTATATCTTCCATACTTTGTTCAATCCAGTTCTTCAGGTCGATTACGTTGTCTTTGCGGGCACCATAGCAGGTGTCGCAAATAAGAATACGACCATAGTCGCCATCGTGGTCAGAGCCATAACCGACATTTAGCTTTAAGCTAATGCCGTTTTTGACATCTTCCCAAGGCTCATAGTTTGGTTCAGTATTCAGACCTTCAGGCCATTGCTGGCTGAGGTGATTGCTGCATATAAAGCAGTGAGCTGTAGTCATTTTATTCCTTGTCTTCAGGGAACATTTCATCCCAGCATTCAGGGTGAATGCCAGTTTGAATAAGTTCGCGCTGTTTGTAATCTAATTTAGGAAAGGCATTTTGGATAAGCTCACGATTACGCCAGCTGGCTAAAGCGGTTGCATCCAAAGTGAGTTGATTAGTTATACCACAGTGTATACAGGTATTCTTAAGGATAACCTGGTTAACAATAGAATCAGTAGATGAGAAATCAAATGTTTTCATAAGTTAGATCCTGAGATTCTAGCTCTTTGATTCATAAGGCTTCTTAAGTTGCCAATGAATTCGTTGAGCTGTTCATCTGATTTAAAGAAATAGTTTATTTCTGATCCACTAGTGGTAATTTTAAATACATGAAAGCTTAGCTTGTCATCGGTAACATCATTCTCGTTGGGAATATAATGTGTATCGATGGTAACTTGTGGCACCTGGTCGTGTCCAATGTGGAGACTGGTGCTGGTAGATGTATTATACATGAGATGTTTCCTTGTTTTTAGGGGTTTTGAGGTATGAGCATTTTTGTTTATTCCTGACGGAAGAGTGCTTGATATCGCAGTTGACACAGCGATATTGGTCCTCATTAAGAATGGCCCATACATGGGTGTTATTTTGTGTCATAGTTTTTATTTGTTTTTACTGCGAAACTGCTTGAGTGAATCGAGCATAGCTGGTGTAAGATCGCGGTATCCCACGATCATAAGACCACCATATTGCTCTTCAAGCATTTGTTCGCAGTGTTCGAGAGTTCCTTCGTACAAGACGAAGTCATCAGCAAAATCCGCGACAAAGTATTGTCTCATATTATGCTCCTTAATTATCGTTCTAGTACGATCATATGTTAGACGATACTTCCGGGAAATATTTATAATAGATTTCCCAGAAATATAGTCTTGAAACATAGAATGGTTACGGTGTACTTTGCTGACTAAAGTTGAACCAGTAATAGGCACTATTAATCTCCTACGTACGACCAGAGGGAGCCATATTGCTGAGCAGCGAAGTCATACATTACATTGGTAATGATGCCTGCTTTAAGAGCTAGGCCCCAGTAGGTAGCACGGGAGTTATAAAAGTACGCAACAGGTTCGTTGGTTTGGGCCCAAGTATCAACAAGATCCTTGGTTTCCTGGAAGTAAGTTTTTTGTTCAAGTGATAGTTCTTGAGTGATCATTCGTCTTCGTCTCCTTCAAGTAAACTTGCGATGTCTAAGCCTGAATCCATGTTTTCGAATATGGCCATATTGGATTCTAAAACGGATTTCATTAGGTTCTGGATACCGTCCATCTGAAGTTTGACAACTTCTTCTGGAGTTTCCATAGAGAACATCTTGTAACCCCATGAAGTATAAATAGCTGTCACGGGGATTTCAATGCCCTCTTCGGGTTCACAGGTATCCCTTCTCATCATAGTGATGAAGGCAGGATTGAGTTCGACCTTGTCCCCTTCGGGGTCGGTCAGTGTGATAAAGTTAACCATATTGTTTTGTGACATAGTTTGTCCTTATTCTGATAGGAAGTTGTTGGCGGGAAAAATAATATTTTCACAGGGATTTGAATGACATAGAACTTTATGAGTAAGTTGGTCATTTTCCTGGAAGTAAGAGAGATTAACACGAGCATACTTTGCATATCGTTCAGCGCATGCCCAAGAGCAGAAGCGCATAACAATAGGAGCTCTACTTCCCAGGGGAAGCTTAAGGTACTCTATACAGAGCGTAGACATAATCTATCCTTTCGGGATATAAAGATAAAGCCGGTCGATTTTTAGCAAATCGCCGGCAATACAAATTTTTAATGTTGTTATATAGAGAGAGAGTATAAGATAAGTAATATCTTTTTCTTGTATAGACTATGTAAGTAGGTAATCATCATATGATTTCCTGTTGTGCCGAGGTGTTGAAAACCTCGTTTTTTAATGTGGAATATAATGGGTTCCCCCTAGAGATGGGGTGGTATCACTTGTTTGTCCAACAATTTTACCAGGAGTTGTAGTAGGGACACCACCTGAACCCTACCACAACTACCCAGTGAGTAGGTGAATCCTACACTGATAGCTCAACGTTGTACAGACGTTTGAAGTCTCTTCTCATTGGATGGAGTGCGGACTCCGTACCATGAGTCGTATACATAGGCCCTAGTATCGTGGAGGGAGGGTAGATACTATAGGACCCGGACTTCTTACGTTCTACTATGAAGCCTAGTCTATCGAGTTCTCTCAAGACTTTCTTCATGGAAGATGATTGATGCTGCTTAGGCATCTTGTACTCCTTTATGAGTTTCTGAGTGGGATTTCCTTGCTGGGATCTAGTATATCATGGGTTATCCAGCGTTTACAACGTGGGGTGATGATATTTTTTGGAATAAGTTTGGGAGTTTCATTGTTATATGCCGGCGAAAAACAAACGAGTATATTGATATACTCTCTATATGTTTTTCTTATAATGACATATAATATGAAATCCTGCTCACAGCCTTAGGCCTATTCGTAAAAAATAAATTTTTACTCAATAGCCCATTATCAGGACTGCTGCGCTGATTCTTATTCTGGTACCCCCCCGCTTCGCGGGGCCCCCCCAGGTTCTATTTGTAAAAATAAAAGCAACCCAGTAGGTACAGCCCGACGCCATACCTACTGAGTTACCGATCTTTATTAGCGATGTAGCGGTGGTGAAGCTAAGTATTCTGCGTATGCAGAGTATCCACGTACAGACGAACCTGAGTCTGGGCTACAAGAGTAGCACCTGGGTTCATCGTCATAGATAACATGGTTATCACAACTATCTACGACACACTTATGTCGCCAGATTCCTTTTGCGGGATCATTTTCTATAGTCACTTGTTTACTCCTTTGTCGTTGCTTCGATCTAACAGTAGTTCGAGTATGTAGATTGTTCTTTCAATTGCCAGCAACTCATCTTTGATTACTGTTCTGTCAATGATTGCTTGATGGTACAGTTGCTCATTTGTGTATTCTTTTTGATCGTTCATTCTTGATCCTCCTTAAGATTAGAATTCTTTTCTGTTTTGTATGAACTAAATTTTTTTATTAGAAAGGTGTTTGCGCCACGAGTCTTACGTGGATATGCGCATTCAACTCGAAATTGTTGAATACAGCTGACAAATTTGCTGATCAGCTTCCGCAAACATGGTGGGACTTAGAGGAATCGAACCTCACTGAGATGGCTTTGCACAAAGACAGATGTCCATAATATACAATGTAGTATGTAAAGATTACATACCATTGCATTATGCGTTGAACCAAATGCTAGAACCATTAGCCCCGAGGGGGTGGTATATTGGTAGCCATGTGGCTCGCATATACCAGACGAGACATAGTAAGCAGGTCGCTACCAATCCTGACACTTCACTAAAGACAAGTGCAGCCTATCTGATCTATTATTGCTCGGATACTTTTTCAATCAGACTTTACTAGAGTATCGTAACTTGTACTCTCCATTGGGATACCTTCTCTCCAAGTTAGATAGGGTAAACCTCCGTTTTGTTTAGCAGAACGGAGAAACTGCTTGTAATCAGAAGGGTAGTTCGTCTGATTTGGTTGAGGATGTTACTCCGACAGTGGTGTCAGAAGTGTTAGCCTTGGCTGAGTTTGACCACAAGTCAACTTCAACTTCGGAACCTTCTACTGTCATTGTAAAGCGTCCACAAGGGGCATTTACTGGATCCCAAATGTTCTGGATATCCTTCTTGCCATTAGGTAGGACAACAATACGCTGTTGAGCGCCAGCCCAATTGCTAGCCCATTGACGGCTCATGTCCATCAAAAGCTTGGACTGATCGCGTGCAGCTTGTGTCTTTTCCTGTGTCCAGCCCTTGGATTCAGCAATGGTAACATCTAGCAGTTTGCTTTCTTTACGAAGGCGAACAACACGCTGGAAGTTGTCAATGATTGAATCGACGAGGTTCTGGAAACCTTGATCGGTACGGCTCTTGCTACGGTCAACTGAACCGATTTCAAAAGCAGTAACAGGAACGCCAGCATCATGCTGATACGCAGCTTGAATACGACCTGGGTTGTTCATCTGACCGATGACATCCTTTGCTCCAGCCAACTTGAATGCTTCTAAAGCGTGCTTGAAGCCATCAATATTGGCTCCGAACTGCTGGAAGAAGAATGGCATGCCACCTTCAAGATCCATAC